TCCTGATGTCATGGCCTTGTATTGCTTGGCTGTATTGCTATCATTTATTTCATAGATCTGAAATGGTATTGTTGTCGCAGCTTTGGTAATCAGATTGATAATAGAATAAACTGTAGCATTTCTTTGGTACCCATTAACGATAAATGATTGATCGTTTTCTTCTTGCATAATAATGCTTGTGCCTAACCATTGGTATAATAATTTATTATATGCCGGATCTGTTCCCCCTAATGCTTTGATGATTGATTGCTTAAATGTATCTACTATGCCTGCCATGTTATACGCTTTTTTTTGTCAAAAATAATCAATTAAATTACAAAAAAATCATTCCTATTTTTATACTTTGAGTAAACCCCGTACCTGATCGCATCCATCAAATGGTTCTGTTTGTCAATGGGTTTATTTATAATGGTTCCATCTTTAAGCTGTTCCCAAAAATAAAACTGAAATTCATTGTGTAAATTCTTACTTTCAAAGCTATAAAACACATCATATTCTTTTAATAAACTGATCCCTGCGTTTATAGATCCCGTGCCTTTTATTGCAGGCTTAGCCAAAATATCCATTTGCCGTAATTCTTCAATGGATTTAGGTTCTGCGCTATCACAATAAAATAGATCCTGATCATATTTATTTGATTTAATAAATTCTGCAATGTCCCTATTTGTCATTCCCTTTTTATAACAAACTTCATGCAGGTATAACCGATCTTTTACCTTGGCTATCTGTACTATGGCTGTTGGATCTTGCGCATAACCAAAATCTAAACCGTAAAAAACTTCATCAAATTCCGGAAAATTATCTTTTGGAATCTGTTTCCATTTAGGGAATATTTGCCTTTCGGAAAATACTGCCCTTTTACCTTCCCCATACACTCGCCAATAATCTGGATCCCTTTCTTTTAATCTTTCAATTTCTGCTACCAATTCAGCAGGTAAAAATTTATTATCTTGATATGTGGTAATCCATGTTTCACAGTCATCACGATTTACCACTTCATCATAAATCCAATGTATGGGATCAGATGGATTAAAATCTATGATCATTTCATCTTCTGTTCTCATTAATAACTGCCTGTAATCCTCGTAATCTAATTCGTTTCCCTCATTGATATAACAGATGTTACGTTTCCTTCCCCTGATTTTTTGTGGTTCATCAACTGATAAAAATTCAACCGTATGATTACCGTATGTATAGGTATTTTCCGATTTGTTGTGATTGCCTAAAAATAAGATCCCCAAATTATCAAGAATTTCCATAAAATCCCTTTGGACTGATCCTTTAATGGCCGGCAATGTCTTGCGCACAATACTAATCACTAATGGCTTTGTGGTGCTTGTTAGCTTGTAAATTAGGTATTGACAAATCGCATAAGTTTTACCGGATCTGGTGCCACCTTGGTGAACCTTGATTCTTGCTTTGCTATTTAATGTTTGGTAGAATTGAATATTACATTTCTGTACTACTCGTTTTCTATTTTGGCCGGTGTCCATTCTATGATTGATGATTCTACCCCTGTTTCATGCTTGATTTCTGTTCTTTCGACATAATCACGCTTTTTGCCTTTGGTTTTTAAGTAGAAAATGGTGGCTGTTGTGTTTCCTTCTTTAATCTGTTTATGCAATTGACTTTCTGCAAAATCTAAAACTAAATCATTCAGATCATCTATTTGTTCTTTATAATTTGGATCTGTGCGCATCCATAGGTAATGTGTGGTGCGTTCAATGCCGGCAATCTTTGCAGCTGTAGTAACAATCCCCAAAGATTTTTCCATCGCCTCGATCATTCGCTTTTTACTGCTGTCTGTTGCTTTTGGCCTTCTCATTTGCTTAATCTTACATTATGTCCTTTTTCAATCAATTCTTGATATGTTTTCTGCCTTGATTCTTCATCGTTAAATGTCAATTCAATTAGAAATAATTCTACCGGTGATTCTTCTGGTTCTGGTTCTATTGTTGGTTCAAATACAGGTACATCTAAACCCCAATCATTTAATAAATGTTCATCCCATTGATTGGCTAATATATCCCAATCCCATTCACCATACCCGACATTGTCTTTAATTATAAATTCCTTTTGTTGATCAGCAGTTAGCATGGATGCCTTAATGATTGGTACCCTTTTCAATCCGGCTTCAATGCAGGCTTTTAATCGCATATTTCCACCCAATACAATCATATAATCATCCACAACAATGGGCCGTAGTGCTAACATTTCGGGAAAATCCTTTATTGATTTAACCAATTTAGCAAATTTAGTATCCTTAATAAATCTTGGATTAGATGGATTAGGAATGATTAGCTTTATGTTTACTTCTTCGATCATAATTTATTTTTTTCATCTATGATCCTAAAAATCATAAATATTATGAATGCAAGTTCTATGCCACCAACAAAAATGGCTTTTATGATTAGATCATCCATTAACGATCATAGCCAAATACGATTTCCCACATAATCCATGATATAACTATTAAATCATTTCTGTTTTTCTTTGGCAAATTAATGCGAATGGATGGCAAAATCTCAATCGTGTGCCTTGTTGTTTTTAAACCAAAATATATCATAATTTATTATTTATGTGTCTTTTTAAATACCAAATGGCTTTTTCTAAATCCTCTCTTTCGTTTCCTTTTTTACTTGCCCTTAAAATGTATTTAATGGCATTACCGGTATGAAAAGATAAATTAAATTGTTCTATTATATCAATGGGCTGTGGCCCTGTTATAGTCTGATAATGTGGTGGTTTATTCACCATGTCTAGCTGATCATTGTAATTCATTTCTATTGATTTAGGTAAATATGTGCTTTTGTACCTGCTGTTATTCCTCACCCAACAGCTTTACAAATGTAAAAACTATTTCCATAGGTTTGACATTGGTTTCTCCCAACAATCTACACCGTATGATTTTAGCAAAATATTTATCTGGGTATTTAATGAATCTTTCTTGGTTTTATCCATTGTATCCATTTCCATCCCCAAAATAAAAAAAGATTCCATGGCAGTACAAGCATTTTGGAATGTGTCCAATGCGTTCAATAATTCATCACCTGATTTTTCGGGTGGAAACAATGTTTTGTTTGCCCTTTCTAATTCTCTTATTAATTGATTTGTGGCTGATTTTACAGCTTGTTTATTGGCCGGATGTCCAATCCATCCACCATCGATAAAATCGAGCAAATTTTGGCATAATGCAAAATAAGTCAATTGTCTAATTTTGTTTTTCTTTGTGTCGTAACTCATTGATTAGGTTTTTAAATTTTTGTAATCTGATAAATGCCATCTTTCGATCCTGTGGGCAATGGCTTTGTAAACGATCCATGGTAACTGCTACAAATATTCTTGAATTGGTAATGTATTCCCAACCGGTTAGCTGAATATCTATTGATTCATTTGATAATAGGTATTGATGGCCCCAATCCCATGCAGCCTGATAATTAGGCTTCATCTCAATATTTGTTCCTGTAGCTTACCATCGGTAAATCCTGATTTATAACCTGCTTGATATCGATCAATAATTGGATCTAATTTAAAGATCCTTAAAACTTCAATTAAATCATCCAATGATCTAACTATTTTGTAGCAATATCCATGGTGTTCAACCATTGATTGAAATTTCTTTTGGTTTGGCTGTTGCTTACCATCAGCAAATTTAACTTCAATAAATAGACCATGATGGGTATTATTAGCCATAACGATAAACAGATCAGCTGCACCGGCTTTCAATCCTTCATCTTTTAATGCTTTCCCTACCCTTGGATGTCTTAATCCACCATTGGGAATACTAAAAAAATCATAGCCATTCCAATCAAGATATTGACATAGAATAACTTGCAATTGATGTTCTTCTTTTTTCATTGTTGATTATGGTTTAAAGAATCTATAAACTTTGAATAACCTACATGATCATAAATTTCTGAATCCATTATTTTTTTTTTAGCCATTGGGATTTCTATGGCGCTAATCATAGCAGTTAAAATTATGATAAATGCTAAAATTAAAACCACAAAAAATGGATGTATGATCTTGTTCATAATGCCATATAGATTAAAATGATTGTTATGGCCAACATTGCCCAAAAATTAATTTCAGCGCTTAAATCGCTTGATGTAAATTTTTTCCCTTGATTTTTCATTTTTTGTTTATTTAAAGTTTTTCTATTTCTTGTTTAACTTCTTCCCAAAATATAACTGCTTTAAAATGTGGCATAAAGTCTGAACTATCAGTACATGGACTTCTTGCTGGACTTGATTTAATTATTTCGTCAACTGCAATTAATGCACATTTTACAGCAAATCTAAATTCATCTGCTGAATCAGAATATTCAAAAAATTTATCTACAAGTTCTTTTGCTTTTTCTTTTGGTGTCATAATAGTTTTACTTTTTATATTTTTTTGTCAATTATATTTAAAGTTATGAGTTTAATTTGTCAATTATCTTTAAAGTTATGCGTTTAAATTAAACCTATCTGCTTTGGCTTCTAATTCAGCTGTTCCAATAGAATACAAATGAAATACAACCTCTTGCCAATATGTAATGTCTTTCCCATTTGATAGTTGTAAATCAATTATTTCATAAACGCACATTATTGCGCCTTGTTTCTGTTGACTAATATCATTTGTAAAATCAAATTTAAATCTGTCTAATAATTGCAGCGCTTTTTCTTCTGGTGTCATAATAGTTTTACTTTTTATGGTTTTTTGTTAATTATCTTTAACGTTATAAGTTTCGTTGTAAATATCTTCTAGGGGTTTTAATAATTCAATATCCCCATCATAATCACCAACAGTATTATCTAAAACCTTGTTAGCAAATTCAATCATCTGCTCTTTGTGCATTTGTTCTGCTTCATTTAATACCCTTTTTAACTGATTAAATTGTATTGGATAAAATAAATTATCTTTTATATAATCAATTGGCGTTTGTTTATTTTCCATAAATTTCGTTGTAATATTGTACACCCCAATATGGTTTTCCTTCTTGGTCATAATCAGCACCATTATCATAAGCATCAACTATTTGGGTAGTTTCTTCAGATAATAATTCTTCAGCTTTTTTTATTACCGTATTAATATCTTCATCTTTCCATCCGCTTTTTAGCCAATAGATTAATTCTTGCATTGCTGTTTGTTTATTTTCCATTGTCTTAATCTTTAGTAATTAACCTACCATGTTTTGTGTATTTACCTTTTTCCATGTTGTCGATATAAATATCCTCATGAGTAATGATCCCAAAATCTCTATTTGGTTTGAAATTTACTTTTTTTACCGGTTCATTTTTAGG